AGATTATTCGAAAAAATTTAGTAGTCCCTCCACATTCAAGTGGTGAACATAATTGCATTTTGGACAAGTTACATCTTGTTTTAAAAATACTTGAGGTAACGTTGTAAAGAAATTTCTTATTTGTTTAACCTGTTCAATTGTAAGATTGTCAATAAACTCTTTCAATTCCTCATCAGAAATTTCATCTTTCTTATAGATTTGTTCTGAATCATAAACATAATCAAGATACTGAGAAACAAAAGAATATCCACCATCTTCGAAGTTGTCGTTTAGTTCTGCTTCACTAAAATTTAAAGTTGGGTAATTCAATTTAATTCCAGCAGTATCGCTGAGTCGAATCACGTTCGAATGTCCTTCTGTTTCTGAATACTCTACATTACGAATATCGAGTAAAAAATCGATTTTATGTCCACACTCAACATCACCTTCAACAACGTTATTGCAAGTATAAACCATCTCAGCACTTTCGCCAATTGATTGAACTCGAAGATTGATGAAAAACATCTCAACATCAAATGTCGGTAATGTATCAACATCAATATCATCAAGAACACAATTCCGAATGATCTGCTTAATTGCCTTCACAATATCATTTAGATCGTCTGATTCCTTTGCCATCAGAAGAAGTTTTTCTTCTTTGACAAGAAATGGTCTATATCTTATAACACGATCTAGCGATTTCAAATACACTTCATGAATAGGATGTTCAATTTTTGGTAACGGCATAATTTACTCCATACTATATTAAATTCCATTAGGACCAATTGATGGGCGACTTACAGATCTGACAGCAACTTGCGATCTAACTTGATCAACAATACTTGAGCCTCTGTTATTGACATTAGGTGGATTAGATCCACTTGGTACTGGTTGTCTGCCAGGTGCTACTGGTTTATTTTCTGTAACGCCTGGAGCCCAATAATCATATTTAAATGTTACTGGAAGACGATGAATACCATCATCTGCCCAGTTCAACGTCAATGCTCCAATCGAAGTTGGAAATGCATTAAATAAAATAGCTGAGTATATTTTCTCTGATGTTTGAGTTGCGAGGTTGTCACTCGTTGCAACTCCACTGTACTGATTGATCTCAATCTTAGACGAAATGTAGTCGTCTTTGTATCGTGGGTTGTAGTTGTTGATCGGAACAACTCCATTCATCCACTTATCAAACAGTTTCTTTTCCCACATGTCACCAGCACAAATGAATGTTAACGTAATATCTGCGAACGCTACTGGAGCCGAGGCTACTGGCAGTCCAACGCCATATTGACGATTTTCTACTGTATTGATATTATATGCTGGGAGTTCTGTTGCTTCGCACTGAAAGCGGAGATCATAAGTTGCTAAATCTGCAATACCTGTTGGTGGAGCAATTCTGACTTCGAATTTAGATGTTCTTGCGAAATCTTTATGCTTGTTGAAGTGATCTAGAAAATTAGAAACTTTAAACATTACTTCTTATACACCATCTTTTCCGTAGGTAAAAATACCGCTGTTTCCCAATTATCTGGTTCGATATAGATTAATGATGAACGAATATGACTACTCAAGTATCTTTTAATACAAGGTTCGATCATCTTATATCTTCGTGATGCAGAAAGTAGGCTGTATGACAAGTTTAATCGAGTGGTATCGTCGTATTTATCGTTGTTCGCGAAATCATATAGTCTATTGAGGAGAGCCAGACGATTATATGGATCGAGATAGTGCAAATTGAGACCCAAAAATCCGTCATCATACATCTCTATTGGGATAACAAGTGGAAACTTATCCCACACAGGAAGAATATCTTTAAATTTTGGATCGTAATGATAGAAGTACATTCTACCGATAAATGCTTTTGGCGAAATTCTCTTTGCATCGTTCAATACATTTGAGCGATTGGCTGGCATTTTAAGGCTCGATATCTTTCCTCTAAGCCAGTCTTGAGCTGCAGTTGTTCGTGGTTTGATACCAGATTTTGCCAGATCTGCATTGACTTTATCAAGTAGAGAGTTTGCCATTAAATACCTAGATCATCTTCTGTGATTACTTTAAACATCCATCCTCGAGACTTACAATATTCGAGCGCAGCATTCCATTTCGCCTCATTTACACCCCAAGTCATAACTTCAGTTATGTACCTTCGTGTAATTTTGCTTCGCTTTTCTGGAGGTTTCGCCTGACTTTTTGGCTTAACTTCTAGAATCATCGATTCGGCGATCCCACTTCTGTTTCTAACCTTCACAAAGAAGTCGGGAAAGTATCGATGCCATCTACTATCCACAGGCGATAAATATGGAATCACTATTTCTTCGTTCGACCATTCAACTACATTTGGGTTAGAATCCAGGTGCACCATCACTCGGCGCTCCCATAGACTACGATACCAAACGTTCGTGGGATCACCTAAATATTTATTGGTATTTTTCGGAACAAATTTACCACTATAAGCCATAAAAATATTTATAGGACTTCTCGATGGCAAATCAACAATCTTCTCCGACTGACGGTAAGCGTAACGCTCAGCCAACAATATCAAGGGCTGCGACTGGAACAGAAAAGTCATTATTTAAAAATCCATTCCAATATGATATTTTAAAGTTTCCACTTAACGTTGGTGATGTTGATCGAAATCTTCACTGGGTGAAATTTACTCCTTGTATTCAGCAAAAGTCCGAGTATCAAGTTAAGAAAGAGATGAAAGGTGGTCTTGAGGTGATGTCTTTCGCCGATACAAATAGAGCGGGAGGAGAGGGTGCAGGGTCTCGAAATCCTTTTACTGGTTTAGAAGGTACAGCAGTTGCAGCTGGACTGGCCACTTTAGGTGCAGCTGAAACTGCATTTGATGCATTACAACAGAATTCGGTTTTAGACATGGCAAAAACTGCAGTGGTCGGAACGGCAAAAGCAACACTGGGTGGAGCGGCTAGTGGTTTGATTGTGAGTGCAATCAATTTAAGTCGGAAAACTCGACGTGCAGCTGCATCTATCTGTTTGTATATGCCAGATACTGTCACGAATCAATTGGTTAATGATTATGATCAAGTGAGTTTAACCGAAGCTCTTGGTAAGGCTGGACTCGTAGGACAGGCTGGTGGCGCAATTGCACAGGGTACAGGAAATCTGGTGCAAGGAAAATCATTTGGATTGGGTGGCGGCGGCACTTCCATGGGTGGTCTTGCTGAAGTTGGTGGTGCGGTTGCAGATAAAACTGGCAACTTCGGTGGAGGCATCACAGACGTGCTGCTATTCTCTGCTGGCTTGGCACTAAACCCTCAAGTCGAATTGCTCTTCAAGAACATTCAAAATAGAGAGTTCTTATTTGACTATAAGTTTGCTCCAAGAAATAAAAAAGAAGCAGATATGATTAAAGAGATCATCAAGAAGTTTCGTTTCTTTGCAGCTCCAGAGATCCCAACGAATTCAAATGGTCGCTACTTTATTCCCCCATCAGAATTCGATATTGAATTTATGGTGGGTCAAAGCAGGAATGCAAGTTTGCCACGAGTTTCGACTTGCGTCTTACAAGGCATCGACGTAAACTACGGAAGTGCTGGACAATGGACAGCATTCCAAGACGGTATGCCTGTTGAAATTAGTTTGCAGCTTCGATTTAAAGAAGTCGAAATTATGCACAAGAAACTTATCGACGAAGGTTACTAATGAAATACTTCGAGAATTTTCCAAAAACACTTTATACATTTGATAAGAATACTATCAATCCGCAAGCAGTCACCAACATTCTTGCGCGCAGCACATTTCTAAGAGAAATTAAAGATAATGTGAATTTATCATATGAGTATCAAATTCGTGACGAAGATACCCCTGACATTATTGCACATAAAGCATATGGAGATTCTTATAGAAGCTGGATTGTTCTATTGTTTAATAACATTTTAAATCCAAACTATGATTGGCCAATGAAAACACCAGCCCTAGACAGTTTCATAGAAAACAAATATGATATGACTGTTCAAGAATCTAAGAGCGCAATACATCACTATGAGAAAGAGATTAAAACTGTTTCTCTATATGGCGGTGTATTTTTGAATGAATCTATCAGTACCTCTTACATTAGCGAGTATTCTGTCAATCATTCCACAAATGCATTATTACCAAATGCACTACCAACAACTGCAGACACCTCAGTATTTGTAGAAACAAAAACTTCAACTTATCCAGATTATGAATTGACTACAACTGTTCGTAACAAAGCGGTATCAATCTATACATTTGAGTTTGAAGAGAATGAGAAACGAAGAAACATTAGAATTTTAGATCCAAAATTTGTTCAACGTGTTGAAAATGAATTCAGAGAGTTGATGTTGAATGGCTGAACAATCTAATATTATTGGTTCCGCTGACAATGGAATGTTTGGGTCTAAAGATTTTGATCTTATAACCCTTGATCTCATCAACTCAGGTGGACAGACAGTACCACTGAAGAAGATCTTCGTCGAGTTGCAGATCTTTCAAGATTTATATTCAAGTGTCATGAATGGATTAATTCTAATCAATGACGGTAACGACGTATTCAGTAATTTCTATTTTGTCGGCAATGAGTATTTGTCAATCAAGTTAGATAAGCCAGGACTCAAACGTCCATTCGAAAGAATTTTTAGAATCTTTAAGGCATCAGAAAGAGAGCCAACAACAGATTCTGGACAGAGTTATATTCTACATTTTTGTTCTGATGAATTAATTTCATCGCAACAAATGCTTGTAAGTAAGGCATATAAAACATCTAAGATTAAAGATGTTGTTTTTGATGTTTTGACAAAAGAACTTGGAGTTGGTGCAGACAGAATTGCATCCCTAGAAAATACTTCTGGTAGTTTTGATTTTATTATCCCAAACTTTCGTCCATTCGAAGCCATTCAATGGGCAACTGCAAGAGCATATGATCAAAAGAAATTCTGTTATTTCTTTTTCGAAAACAAAGACGGATTCAATTTAACTTCTTTACAGACTTTAATTAAACAAAAGCCATATAAGAAACTCAAATACGAAATTAAAAATTCTGATCGCGATCCTGCAAATAATAAAGATTCGATTGACAATCTTGATATTATTACAGACTTTGATATGCTCAATTCTATTTCGAATGGAGCATTTTCTTCTCGATTAATGGCGATTGATATTTTTACGCAATCATATCAATATCATGATTATAATC